CGACTGAGATCTGAACCACCAGCCAGTCAGCGATTGCTCGCCTGCTTCTCTAGTCTGGTCATACTGCTGCTTACGATACTGCGCCGTGACACGGCGATAGGGTGAATCATCACTGGCAGCCAGAAAGAACGGCAGCCCGTTGATGGCTATATTGTAGGCAACTCCTGTGGCTTGATAGTTAGTTGATCCAGCAGGATTTGAAAGTACGTAGGGAATACCTTCTGTAATATCATCGCCATACGGTGCCACTAACTACTCCTTTGATTGAAAAGAAAATTGAGCAGTTTAGAGACGTACTCAGGTCTGCAACGCTATAAAGTTTAGAGAACTACTTCATCCCACTTTTGATCCGCTTCATTCCAAGTGTAAGGCTTGCCATCTGTAGGCATTGGAACTGGTGCTTCCCATAGGTAAGTGTCTTCATTCTTGGTCCAGGATGGGAATGGTTGTGGGGCATAGAACCCTACTCCGTCCCACTTGAATCCAATTCCTGCATAGTTTTTGTGTAGTGGTCGTCCTTCTGGATGCTCGCCACCGTGTGTGTTATACGATGTCTGAACCCAAGTACCACCTAGATTTTGCTCGCACCATTCTTTGGTATCAGCGACAATGACGCGAAGAACTGTGTTGTCTGCGTCTACTTCAGCGAAATGTGCCATTACTTATCCTTCTCTTTTCCATTGAACAATGGGACTGAATCTTTCAAGACTACTTCACGACTTGTGACATAGCCTCCTTGATTATCCAAACGACTTCTTGCTTCTTTCTCATCTTCGGCAAGAATTTGGACAACCATTTTTACTTCGTATGTATATGCGTGTGTGGCTAATGTGCCTTCATCTTTATTCTTTGACATAGCGGCTCCTTTAGGCTGCGTAGCGGATGATTATTATACCGCTACCACCGTTAGCAGAACTTGCACCAGCACCTGCTGGCGCACCAGCGCCGCCACCTGTATTAGCCGTTCCATCGGTAGCAGAGCCACCGTTTGCACATCCAGCACCACCACCGCCATTTCCACCAGAACCGCCAACAGTTTCAGCACCACCGCCGCCACCGCCAGCATACCAACGAGTTCCACTAATGTTTTGACCTGTGCTTGTAGCAGAACCCCACGATGAATATGATGATGAACCATTACCACCATTACCAGGAGTTGCATTATTGTCGTTGCCGCCAGCGGCTCCTGCACCACCGCCACCAGCAGTTGAAGAACCACCAGTAGTTTTGCTTCCACCATTATTTCCTTGACCCGAAGTGCCAGTACCTCCAGATGCTGGAGGATTGCTATAAAACGCACCACCACCACCAGAGCCACCATTACCACCACTTGAGTTAGCGCCAAATCGAGCACCACCATAACCGCCACCAACAGCAGCAGTTAGAGATAATGAACCACCAGTGATGTTTGAATTACTGCCTTGTGATGCTCTTACTGAATCGGTATTAGATTTTGCACCTCCGCCACCAACAGTTGCGGTATAAGTTGTTGCGTTAGCAAAAGTAATACCGCTTGAATACTGTAATCCACCCGCTCCACCGCCACCGCCGTAGTTGATGCTCGTACCACCACCGCCAGCAATAACTAATGCTTCTGCTCCTGTGATAGTTGTTGTTGGAACGAAAGAACCTGTTGAAGTAAATGTGTGATAAAAATAAGTTCCGTCAAAACTGATAGTTCCGCCAGTTGCTTTTGCCGCGCCTGTATAAAAAGTTCCTGATGATGTAAATGTATGAATAGTGTAAGACCCTGATGTAGTTATAGTTCCGCCGTAATAACTTCCAGCAGAAGTCAAATAACGAAGAACAACTACGCCTGAGCCACCAGTGCCACCATTGACGCTACCGTTACCACCACCGCCACCACCACTTCCTGTGTTTGCAGTTCCATTACCCGGTGTGCCATTAGCATTACCGCCATTACCACCGCCACCTGTACCACCCGTACCTGCTGTGCCATTTTCAGTTGAGCCACCACCGCCACCTGCACGAGTGACTGCTGAACCAGTTATAGAAGATGAAAGTCCATTACCTCCGGGCCCTCCAAACCAAGGTGAACCTCCACCGGGCCCGGGAGAACCGTCACCACCAGCAGAACCAGCACCACCACCGCCACCTGCTCTATGCGCCGATGAAGAACCGGGAGAACGACCACCATCATAACCTTGTGCGGCTGTTCCACTTCCACCTGCATACCATTGAACTAATGGCCCTGCTCCACCACCACCACCAGCACCACCATTACCGCCCGTAGGTGATGAATAAGAAGCACCGTATCCTCCACCTGTTGATGTAACAGTTGTAATTCCTGTTCCTGAAATTGAAGAATTTGAACCTTGAACGCCTGTAGTAGAAGAACTTCCACTACCACCACTACCACCAGCACCAACAGTAATCGTGTAGGTAGTATTTAGACTCATAGTAAGAGGTGTTTCAGCAGTAGAGCCTCTACCAGAAGTTTCGCCACTAACAGAATTGCGATAACCTCCAGCACCACCACCGCCACCTTGATTTCCACCACCACCGCCACCACCAGCGACGACTAAGTAATCAACCGAAAGTCCTGCTTTTGAACCTGAAATTGCGGATGACCAAATACCAAGAATAGGTGCCATTATGCGATGTCTCCTACTACATACCAAGAATCTGTTCCTACTTTGATTGCTGATGCAGATGAATACTGAACTCGAAGTTTAGGTGCAGTTGATGTCGCTCCATTAGATGCGATGGTTACGCCAGAACCTTGAGCAAAAGAAACCTGACCAGCACCAATTTGGATGATGTTCAACTGTGCTCCAATGGGATATGCAACGCTGCTATTGGGCGGAATTGTATATGTCTGAGCAGATGCGTTAGATGCAGTAACTAAAGTGTTATTGCTATCTGTCAAAACAAATGTATATGTTGTACCTGTTTGGGCATTGAGAGTCAGTGCCGTTGACGGGCTTACTGAACCGCCGATAATTCCTACGCTCATTAGTTACCATCGCTTCCGAATGCTGAGAATGAAGTGTTGCCAGTCGTTGAATAGACTGTGATGACATCTGTATTAGCCAGTGTGATACCACCTTGGAGGCTAAATACCGCCCCTGCTGCTAGTGGTACGCCATAGGCGATGTAGTGCTGGTTAGCCAAGGTTGCACCTGCTGGTCTAACTGCAATGCGGATGGTGTCTTGAGTTCCACCGATATTGGACGCATTGAGTGTAGATACGATTGTTGCGCTTGATGCAGTCAGCAAGGTTGTTGCTGTTGCTGCACTCGGTGCACTCTGCGCTAGTACTTTATATGTTGGCATTAGGCAATATCTCCAATCAATGTCCAGGTATCTGTTGCTGTCTTGACAAGGCTTGCTGCAGACCACTGAGCGCGGGTCTTAGTACCAGTTCCATTGATGGTTACACCTGCTGCTGCTGCCACTGTTACCTGCCCTGCGCCAATCTGCTGTAGGTTGATGATTGCGCCAGTGGCATATGCGACAGATGAGTTAGCAGGCACAGTTACTGTTATGGATGAAGCATTATCTAAAGTAACCAGGCGACCATTATCAGTAAGCACAAAGGTGTACGTTGTACCTGTCTGGGCGTTAAGAGTTAAATTCTGTCTAGCGTCGTTGATAGTAGGTGTGTTCAAGGTTGGGCTAGTCAACGTCTTGTTAGTCAACGTATCTGTTGTCGCTCTACCAACCAAGGTATCTGTTGCTGCAGGTAGCGTTAGCGTTCCAGAAGCTACTGCGCTAGCTTGTACAGTCGTAGTTCCGGATGAGGAACCTTTGAATCCCATTGAGGTCAATGGACTGGTGTTTGACTCAAACCAGGTTAAGTCATCACTAGTCAGTACGTGTTTGACCGTAGCTCCGGACGAATGCGATACCGCAGATGAACCAGCTCTACCTCGGACGATGGTGAGCGTATCTCCTGATACATAGTTGACGAAAACAATTTCTTCGTTGTTTGTATCTGGGTCAATAGCAACTGTGAACTGGTCTGGATATACTCCGCCAACTGAGGCACCAAGAGTAATTCCACCTAATAGGGCGGATGCAGTTCCTGTGGCAACAGTCGCTGTAGTACCAGTAGCACCGATGCCAGATGCGAGCGTTGTCTCAACGCTGATTGAGCTGAACTTGCGTACTGTCATTGCACTTCCTTAGCGAGATAGATGGATTCTGATGGGGAATTGGTCAGAAAGCTTCAATGCTTCTTCCTGCAAACGCTGCTGGAATAAAGCAAAGACATACTTAGAAGCAGAAGAACCAGCAGATGATGGAATCTTGCTGTCATTCAAATCTGCCTCAGCAGACGATAGGTTGATACGGCCTGCATCAATGAAGGACAAGAGACGATAGCAAGCGCCATAAACGATGACATCCTGGCAGGACTCTGGTAAGCCAGTGACATCTACGAAGTCATCGGTATTGGCATCCATCGTATCTGGAACCATTGTGTACCAGACCTTGACGGTACGTCCAGGCTGGATATTTTCATAGAGGTTGATTGTCTTTTGAGTATTGAAAGTTGGTGTATTAGCTAGTGGGTCAAAGCGCCACTTGCGGATAGGTAACCATTCCAAGGATGAACCAGTTGTCTGCCAGCTCATATACAAAACTTCACGGCAGTCATCAGGTAGTGGATATGTAACCTGTGATGCGTTAAAGGTAAAGGTTGTTGAGGCTACTGCGAATAGTTTTGGGTAAAGGCTACGGACTGTATCGTTGATAGCCTTCTTGATTGTGACACGTGGGAATGTCGGAGCCAATGTAACTTGTGCATATTGTGCGTGAGGTGAGGCTGTGGTTCCCATATAACCACGTCCGAAACCTGGTGCTACATAGAGCGTATTGTTATCTTTAGTGAAGGTATCAATCCAGATAAGTTCATCATCAATCTCGATGATACCTTTTGCAAGGTTGCTAGCGGAGCCAACAGTGATGGAAGATGATGTAGTTGTCAGACCACCGGCATTGGTGACATAGGTGATGCGGTCTTGGCGCAGGGTGTAGCCTTGCAGATTTGCCTTGACCTCATCTACCAGGTCATTAAATGTTGGCATTATTCCTCCGTCGTTTTCTCCTTAGCCTTCTTGATGGCTTCGGCTGCTTTTCCTTCTTCATACCAGCCATCACCCCATAATGTGAGTAAACGCTGGAAGTAGTATTCGTATTGCTTTGCAATGACATCTACGGAGTAGAGCGATACTGCTCGCTCTCGTATAGCCTTGCGGTCTAAATTTTTAACATTCTGCGTAGCAAGGATGAACTCTTCTACGCTGCGGCATCGATAACCGGTAACACCTTGAACAACAGTTTCGGTAAATGCTCCCCAGTCTGTTGTGATAACTGGAGTTCCGCACGCCTGTGATTCGATATTGACGTTACCGAATGGTTCGATGTAGAGCGTTGGAACAAATGTTGCAATGGCATTACCCATCAACTCTGCACGCTTTTCAGGACCTACAGAACCTAGATACTCACCATACTGTGGAATGTAATTACCAGGACCTGCCATAATAAACTTGGCACCGATAGTCTTACAGATATGAGCTGCAATATCCACACCTTTGCGTGGAATCATTCTTCCTATGTAAAGGTAATAGTCGCCCTTACCTTCACCAAGCGGGAACATATCTGGGTCTAGGTATCCTGGGATGACAGTGTCAAAGAACATTCCATCTACCACAGCAGCATTCTTGAACTGTGCATAAACTGCGTGCATCCAAGCGTAGGACTCAAAGACTTTGTAGTCTGAGAAGATACCTGAGTATCCAACTCCGAACTCAACGGAGATGTGAGACTTGAACGCATCTGCGATAGGTTTGTGTGTAGCACCTGCAATCAGGCAGATGAAGTCTTGCTCCTGGATACGCTTGCGTATCTCTTTGATTGCCTTGTTATTAAATTTTTCCCAATGCGGAAGCTTGTAGTCAAACGGTGCTTCGACATATGGCTTCTTGCCTACAACGATTCTGCGTTGCGTTTCTGTGATGCAAGGTATAAGCTCATCTGTATGAGCTTCACTTTCTTCACCGGCATACAGATAAACTGTATGACCTAGGCTTTTCATCATATTGCAGAACCTGCGTACCTTTTCAGTATACGCACAGCCTGCAAATTCTTTAGTTACTTGGGTATGGGGTAGAGCTACGACGTGGAATCTCATACCACAATTCTATCGGAAACCTCTAAAATCAGAGACAAACTCGCCGCGTAAATCTGAGAATCCGTCAGATTGGATTACCAGGTCTGGTGTAGCCACATAAGCCTTAGTTCTATCAGCCCACATCCTATAGGCCACATCTATCCACTTCTCGCCCTCACGAGCAATATGTAGAAATAAATCCACTTTCTCTGGTCTAATGCAGTAAGCCTGAGTTCCTGTGGTTTCTACCTGTCTAACCCAGTGTTTATTGACTGGGGTGGTAGTTACCTTCAAAGCTCCAAGATAGAAGATGTCCCAGTCTTCAGGTAAATCTGCCATATATTCATCCAAAGATTCGTTGAAATCTTCTCTGAATAAAGCATCATCTTCACAGATAAGGACTCGCTCGTCTCTGCCGATTCCTCGTAAAACTTCTATGTGACTTAGTCTGCCAGCCACAATAGGGTCCATACCTATAAACTTGCCATCTAAAGCCTTGTGGACTGTGTAATCAAATCCAATCTTCTTGGCTTCTGCATCAAATTGATTGAGGCGGTCAGACCTGCGTTCAACATTGATGACAGTAATTCTGTCAAAGTATTTACTAAGACTCACATTCCGCCTAGCATTAGGATGTCTGGTAGAGCAGTAGCGTTAGAACCACTAGGACCTGTCGCACCAGTAGGTCCAGTAGCACCTACTGGCCCTGTTGCTCCTATTGGTCCTGTAGGACCAGTTGCACCCACAGCACCGTTGGCACCTGCTGGTCCAGTGGGACCAGTTGCACCTACGGCTCCAGCGATTCCTTGAGGGCCTGTGGCTCCTGTTGCTCCCACAGCGCCTGCAGTTCCTTGCGGTCCTGTTGCTCCGATTGGCCCCGTCGGTCCAGTTGCTCCTTCGACACCTTGAGGACCTGTTGCTCCAATCGGTCCAGTAGCCCCGACGGGGCCAGTAGCGCCAATAGCGCCAGCGGGACCAGTAGCCCCAGTAGGTCCAATGTCACCTGTTACTCCTTGTACTCCCTGCGGTCCTGTAGGACCAGTGGCTCCAATAGGACCAGTGGGTCCTGTTACACCCTGTGGACCAGTAGGTCCAGTGGCACCGATAGGTCCAGTAGGTCCAATAATTCCTTGAGATACAACCGCAAAGATGACGTTTGTATTGTTAGCAAAACCTGTGGTTCCAGTACCTGCTGATGTAACAAGGGTTACTGGAATTTGAATGTAGTCATTAGCAACAATGGTTGGCGTTGCAGAGCAAGTCCACTTCTGGTAGTTAGCAGAGTTGGCTTTGTCTTGGATAACAAGAACATCTCCAGTGCTAATCAAAGCCAAGAAGATGTCAATGTCAACATTGTCAGCATTGATGTGGTCTACGTTGATTTGGGTTGCGGAAGTCTGAGTTGCGTTATTCCATAGCAGGAATGTGTTTCCTGGTGAACCACTTGTAGCAGTCGTCTTAGCTACATAGTCGTAGTAGTTTGCAGACTGTCCATCAGCACCCGTTGCTCCAGTAGCACCTGTAGCGCCGACTGGACCTGTGGCACCAGTTGGCCCTGTAGGGCCTGTAGCGCCTATTGGACCAGTAGGTCCTACATCTCCAGTCACACCTTGCGGTCCAGTGGCTCCTACGGGGCCTGTAGCCCCTGCAGGACCTGTGCTACCAGTAACACCTGTTGGACCAACATCACCTGTTGGGCCAGTAGAACCTGTGGGACCTGTTGCGCCGATAGGTCCTGTTGGACCTGTGGGGCCTGTAACACCTTGTGGGCCAGTTGCACCAACAGGACCAGTGGCACCTACTGCACCTTGCGGTCCAGTTACACCTGTTGCGCCTACTGCGCCTTGGATTCCTTGTGGACCAGTCGCTCCAGTCGCTCCGACTGGGCCTGTAGCACCAACAGGTCCTGTTGCGCCTGTTGCTCCCGTATTGCCCGTAACACCTGTGGGTCCTGTACTTCCTGTCGGTCCTGTCGCACCAATCGGACCCGTAGGGCCTGTGGCACCAACTGGACCAGTCGCTCCTGTAACACCTGTCGCTCCTGTCGGTCCTGTGGCTCCTGTAGCGCCAGTAGAACCTGTTGCTCCTGTAGGACCGGTGGAACCTGCAGGGCCAGTTGGTCCTGTGGGACCAGTGACGCCTGGGATACCTTGCGGTCCTTGGTCATTGGAAAACTCTACTCCAATTTGTGGCGTGATGGATTCAATTACAATGATTGTTGTCACGTAGTCACTGCTCCTGTCACGACAAATTTGCCTTCAAGGATTCTGGTGATAACAGTTCCAGAATCTAAAACTAAATCATATGAATATCTACCAGGCGCTATGCCTTCGGTGACAGATGCTGGGATTGTCACAGTCACTCTGCCATTGATTCCATCAAGAACAATGTAGCCATTGGTTGTACTAGCAGTCACTGTGATGGTTGTTGAACCAACAAAAGGACGCACAGTCATCACGGCTGTATAGTTAGTCAAGTTCCAAGGAGTTGAGTCATTCTTAATTTGGAACTGAAAATTAAATGTGGTTGCCTGGTCACAGGTCAAATTAAACTTAGCACTCATCAGGATGAGATTTTCCTGAGAGCTGCCGCAGCAGGTAATCCAGAAGTGCCAGCGAGCTTATTACATACGCCGCTAAAGTCAAGATGAGTATTGGCAGAGCCCGTAAGACCCGCGATATCATTGAGAACTCCTACTGTATCTGTATGGTAGGTAGTAACGTTTCTAGCAGCAGCCCATTGGCGTGCAGCCAATGCCATATCTACCATTTGTGGATTGAGACGATAAGTGCCACCATTAGCAAGCCGGTTCAATTCTTGATTGAGCGTTGTTCCATCTACTCCGAGTGCCACTTATCTCTCCTTACTTCTTCTTCTTTGCAACTGCTGCGTTATCTACCAAGTTTGGATATGGACGACCAGCCGCTTTAGCACGCTTCTTAGCTGCAGCCTTCTGCGCTGGTGTCAGTTTCTTTGATGTTTTGTTAGGGGACTTTTTGTCCCAAAATGCCACCTTTTTCACCACTTCACCTTATCTGCCCAATACGCTGCAGACATCTTGCCTTTGGCAATGTTCTTAGCGTGACGGGCTTTGAATGATGCTTGGCGCTTTGTAGGCTTCTTATCGCCTGTTACGCCTTGCTGTCCGAATCGTATTGTCTTGACCTGAGAACCTTCCTTAGCCACAACAACGTGTGACTTTGTTGGATGGTTTGGCGTGCGCTTAGGTTTATTGAAACCAGAGACTCCAGCCCTAGTTAGTCTTGAATCCTTCTTGCTTGCCATATTCTCCATACTTTCCTAGGACAGCACGGATAGTTCCGTTCTTATTCAGACGGACTACCATCCCATCTCTGATGATTACAGAATTGAACTTCTCACGTCGACGGTATTGACCCGATGACATTACTTCTTCTTTTTCTTAGCCTTGCCAGCTTCTGATAGAGCGATAGCAATAGCCTGCTTGCGGGACTTGACTACTGGTCCCTTCTTGCCTGAGTGAAGAGTTCCACCCTTGAACTCACGCATAACCTTTTCAACCTTTTTGGCTGCGGCTTTCTTCTTCATTACTTGCCGCCCATTTTCTTTTTCATTCCTGAAACTTTCTTCAGGTTAGGGTTAGCCTTGATTGCTTTCTTGCTGGCTTTGCGAGCACCAGCCGCAAGGATTGCACCAGCGCGTTCCATCTCAACACCCTGCTTTGCGGCAATTTTCTTTTGAACCGCTTTGAATCCTGGGTGCTTCATTGACTTCTTCGCCATTATTTTTTGCCCTTCTTCTTGGACTTCTTGCCGTATTCCATTTTGCGCTCTTTAGCACCTTCTGATTTTTCGTGCTTGGCTTTGGCTGCCTTGGACTTATATTTTTCACCCTTGGCTGACATTACTTCTGTCCCTTTGGATAGGCTCCGTTAGCGCCACGTTGCAAGTCTTCGTATGACATAAATGGCTTGTCATTTTGTCCTGCTGGGTACTCTGTGTACCAGCCAGGATGTAGTGCAGGGTTGTACTTATTGTTCTGCAAGTTTGGGTCTTTTTCTTTTGGCATTTCTTACTCCTTGAAGGTAAGTGTATTTCCATCGAATGCTTTACCAGATTCGTTGGATAGTCTGATTGCTGCGTCTATATCTTTTTGCTTGGTAGATATTGGCTCTACTCCCTGCTTTACAGCAGAGTAATATGATTCCAATTCTTTGTTATCCCGTTTTTCTTTGTCTTTATCCCAGCCTTGCCGAGTAGGGAAGCACCCTGCAAATGCAAAGTTTGCTGCTTGAAGACAATCAGAGTATGAGTCGTGGTCTTGAGTTTTGCACCCAGAACGACAGTTAGGATTCTTTATCATAGTTATGTAATCGGTGTTAGGTAAGAGGAATATCCTGCATCAATAAGAATCTGTGCTTCTGCATTAGTTAGGATGTATTCGTGTCCACCCATATAGCAGGCATCAGCATTTTCAATATCATTTTGATATGGAGTTTGTACTTCTGTGACAGTGGTTCCATTTACAAGCAATGAATAACCGCGGGGAATGTCAGTGAGATATGGATTAATAGTTCCAGACTGAGTACCACCATCAATTCTTCTGGCAGCTAGGCGAGCATATGGAGAATAACGATTCTCGTTAATTCCCCACGTTTCCCAACGCCAAGGAGTATTTAGTCTGTAAGGCATAGTTTCCTTTCATAGCGAACCCACCACCAGGCAGAGTTTCAAGGCTCTGCCTGATAGTCAATCAACTAGGAGATTGAAGATGCTGTCTCGATGCGGTATAGAGCCGCTTCACGGAGACGAGCAAAGCCACCGAAGTAGTACCAACCGATGGTGCGGAAACGACGGAGTGCGTCGATTTCTGGACCGATGACGGTTGAGATGTCGGCTGCTTGTGCTTCAGCAAGTGCTTCACGTCCGGCAACAACTGCCTTGTAAAGTGTAACTGCTGGAGATGCACCGTTAGATGCTGAGAGAACACGAGGTGTCTCAACAACGAACGCACCTTCGATTACGCCGACTGCACCAGCCACGAATGGTGTGCGCTCAACGTACTTGGTGAGTTCTTGGAATCCACCGGTACCAGCTTCAGCACGAAGGTCTGCAGACTGACGTGGGTGGAGGTAAGCTGCATAGAGCTCGCCAATGCGAGGAACAGCCTTGTTGGTGCGGAGCTGTACAACAGCTTCGCGGATATCAGCAACGGACATTGTTCCAGATGCTGTGACGCCTGAAGCGCCTGTTGCGGTGCCACCGTAGATTACGTTTGTTCCGCCAGTGAGAACGTTAGCTACAACTACGTCGATAGAATCGGCTGCGTTGTAAGCAATAACGTCTGCAAGAGCAGCGTCAACGTCGTTGAACGATGTGAGGTTCAACTTCTTGGTGGTTGTTACTGCGTTACCATATTCATTCAAGGTAACGGTAACCTGAGATGGGTTACCAAATGCAACGGAGGAAACGTCTGTTGATTCTGACAAAGTACCAGTCTGTGTGTTCAAGTCTGAGTAGATGGAGAATACAACTGACGAACCTGGCATAGCCTGTTGCACTGGCTTTACGTCAGCAAGCGCACGCATCACAGGGATGGAGCGGAGTGCCATACGTACATACTGGTCATATGCTGTTTTTACGAGATTGGAAATATCCGATGTCGTAGTCAGCGTACCCGTAGGAATTGCCACTTTAGTGCCTTTCGGTTAGGTTCGGAATTAGAGTCCAGACTGCCGAATGATTTCATCCAACTCTTCACGGCTTGTTGCATTCATCAACTTCTGATGAACTTCTGCTTGGAACTCAGGAGTATTTCCTGTTTCTACAGCATTAGTCATTCGTTGATATGCAGCCGCTTGTCTTGGGTCCACATTCGGTGTTGCCTGGGTCGACTGGGTTTGTACACCAAATACATCGGCATAGTCTTCCAGCCATTTTGATACAGACTCCTCAGTTGGGTCTATATCCTGTGGGATAAATGAAGCAATTTTGCTATTTACCCCGCGACTTGCGAGGGCATCTTTGATTGCTCGTTCTCGATTTGCTTTAGCAAGGTTTTCATACTGTGCTTTAAGTTCAGCCAGTTCCTTGTCTTTTTGTTTTGTTGCTTTACGCAACTGTTTGACGAGGTTATCTCCATCATTTGATGGTGAATCAAAGTCGTCATCTTCGTAGTCGTAGTTGGACATAGAGTCCTTCTCCCTTTATTAGTTGGTTTCGTAGACCACATACAGATTCGGGGATTGTCTGTATGGCTTCTACTCCTGGTTTTCTTTCTCTCTAACGGACCAGTCGCCCCGTTAGTAGGCCTAGAATTGCCCTGCTCGTTCGCGGGCTAGTGCGCTTCCTGCTCTACCTACTTGACCAGAGAACTGTGCAGTCTCTAGTTCAGTAAGTTTCTTGCGCTTGGCTGCTGCTTCTGCAGCACCTGGTGTACCAAAAACTTCTGATTCAGCAGTGGCTTGAGTAAATGGTCCCATTCCCTGCTTGGCATAAATGTCTGCAAGTTTAGTTGCTCGTGGCAATAGTCCAGCGATTGCTTGATAACCTTGACGTGCAGTCTCACCAGTAACTCCGTATCTCTGGAGTTCTTCTGCTCGTGATAGTCCTGTTGCAAGACCTGCTTGTAAAGCACCAGCACCAATCTCAGCAGCGGTTACCTTACGCTTGATATTGGTAAGTGCTTGCTGTGGGTCAAGAGTATAGGCAAGGATATCGCCATTAGTAATATCTGGATAGAACTCGCGTAGTGCTCGTGATACTTCTGGAGCAGCGTTGATAACGCGGTTCTGTGCAGTGGCAATACGGTCCTCTAATTCAGCGGCTGATACATCACCGGCAATGAACTTCTCAAATCCTGGTTGAGCTCCCATATCTCCACGTGTATAATATGAAGCAGGTAAGCCATAATTACGCATTACATTTTGATACTGGTCTTCAAGAGCAATATACTCAGCTTCAGATAAGGCTCTTAAGCCTTTATTGATGCGTTGTGAATTGGCAGCAAAACGCTTTTTGTAAGCATCGGTATCGCGTAAACGGAGTGTAAATTCAGATGGTGATATCCCAGTTTCGATTAAGCCTTTTAATGGTTCAACCAAAGAACCTAATCCATAACTAGCAAATTGTTGATAAAGCAAATCATAGGCAGATTTACGTTCTGCATAACCAGCCGAGCCAGGTCCATACTTTACTGTTACGCTAGATGGATTACTTACTATAGTTGAGCCACCAGTAGATGGAGTTCCACCACCTGGAAATCCTCCAAAAAAACCCGATGTACCACCAGCACTTGCAGGTTGTCCATAGGAAACATTCATACCAGAACTGATTCCCATATTTCTTGCTTGTTCTGCAGTTATGGTTGGGTCGATAGCAACTCCACCACGAGCAGAACCGCCTTCTCCTTGGCGAAGAATAATCTCACCAGACTTAGGGTCAATGGCATAGCCAGTAGTTCTTTGTGCAGCAATGTCATTAGGGCTTGTATCTTTTAGTTTTCTGGCAGTTCCATCTGGATTATAGCCAACAAGAGCACCACGAACATTTTCTGGTAGTGCATCAAATGAACCAGTAACAATCCAAGGAATGACGGTTTCACCTGTTGCGCCAACAGCTCCACTCGTCATAGTGGTTGTTGCTTTGGTTGGGTCAAATTCAACTCCAGGACCACGATTTACTGGTCCACCCATACGTAATGGGTCTTCTGCTTCAGCCATTTATCATCACCCCTGGAATCCAAAGTCGCGGAGTATCTGTAACGCAGCAGTAGATACATCCTGTCGAGCATTATCTGTGTATTGCCAACGTGGGTCCTTACGGAGCGCACGCTTAAAGTCAAAGATTGACATTTCCTTGTCACCTGCATATGCCTGTTGGAGCGTAGGGTCATTTAACTTGATTGAGTCAGGAGTTAATTCCAATACTGTTGCCATAGCGCTACGGTATGGAGCATAGACGTTAGCCAAATCTAAACCTTGGTCAAGGTACTGTCCAATTTTTTCCGGCAAACCTAACTTAGCCTGAGCTCTAATAAGACGAGCAAAGTCATTGATTGACTCACCCTTGGCAATACGCTGTAGCCAGTCATCAATCTGACCAGCAAAGTCTCTATCAAGATTAAATCCATTATTAAAAGCTACTGTACGTAGTTTAGCCAAAGCATCTGCTGCTTCTCCAGCAGCACCTGTTGCAGTAATCTTGCCTGATAGTTCATCAAGGATTACGTTATCTTCTACGCCAGCAAGATAGTACTTATCTTCAAGAGTCTTATCATCTGGCGGGGTAATACCTTTTGCAACTAGAGCTTTCTTGATACGGACAAGGAATGAGTTCAGGTCATTCTTATAGGCATCAGTCTTAGTAAGTTTCTTAAAGTACTTATTCTGCTCAGTTGAATCTAACTGCATCCACTCCGTAGCATTAAGTAAATCAAGAGCAAGAGCTTCATTACCTGTTAGGTATGCTTGATAAACTTCCCATAGGCCGCCTTTTGCATTTGGCTTGCCATATTTGGGGTCAAAAAGAAGTGCTGCTCCAATACCTTTGGCAGCAAGAAGTGCCTTTACTTTTTCTTCAGTCTGCTTCTTTGCTACTTCAGCAGCAAGGGTTCCTGATGCTTTGATTCCAGAAATTAAAGTTTTTTCATCTACTGTAGGAGGAGTCCCAAGAATCGTATCTTTTGGCTCTGCCATTATTGACCGCCTCCCATCTTGCTAAAAAGCCAACTTGTAAAATCAATACGCTTCTTACGCTCTAATGCTTCTGGGTCTGCAGCTTGAAGAGCCTGTGTGGTTTGGGAAGCAATTTGCTCTTGGGAAAATCCAGGAGTCTGGGTTACCAATGTTTCTTTCTTACCAGTCTTAGGGTTCTTTACGACTGTACTTGTGGTAACAATACCCTTGCTAATCATATCGTTGATATTCTTATTAAGGTTTTTATACCAGTCAGCCTGCTTGTCTTCTTCAGTAATGGAGCGTCCAAGTACATTTACGGCAAGGGCATCAATGTTCTTAGCCACAGTCTCTGGCGCAGTTTGATACACCTGACGTGTAGGAATGTTTTCCTTTGGAGCACCTGTGCTTATTCTTAACTTTGCCGCACTGCGTAGTAGGTCTTCAACTGACACTGCTTTGGCATTTGGGTCAGCGGCGTTATTCAGATTTTCTACAGTTCTTGTTATCCAGGCACCTAGCAAAGCTGGGTCGTTATATGTTTTTCCAGTTGCTTGTTTTACAGCACCACGAATGAGTGAGTATAGTTTTGGATTCTGAGTTACCAATGAAGTGACATACTTATTAACATCACTTGGTATAAGGTATCTATCTGTTCCAAATCCAAGCTTTACTCCTGCTTTTGAGTCTTTACCTTGCTGACTTGCTCCACCCCAATTAACTGTAGGTATAGATGGTTTAGGTGTTGGACTTGCACTCGGTGTGGTGAAACTCATTTTTTGATTACCTCGAATTTATCATTGTCAAGATACCTGTTGTACAGTTCGGCGAATCCATTATCCCAAAGTGACATCCTCAAAACATAGTCATCCCAGGTATTTTTTAGGTCCTCATTGCTTTGATTTGCTAGTGACTTAGAACCACCCAGTGCCTCACGGCGCTGTAGTTCTTGTACCAAGTAAGTACGATTTACAATGAAGTCGGATACTGCTTGGATTGTAGAAGTATTTCCGTTCTTCTTCATAAAATCTTTATCTTGTACAATTCGCGTCAAGCCAGCAATGTAACGGTTAGTCTTGTTGATATCGTTGACACCAACTTGACGTTCCTTGGCCCAGGCTGGGTATCTCCGCTCTAAATCTGTAATAGCGTTTTCCCAGTCTTTGTCGTAGCCCAGTTCCTTCATTACCGGAGAACTAATGTTGGTTACTTTGTAACCCTGCTTCTGTAGTTCTGCAATCTTGGCATCACGAGATGCAGCAAGTTTGGTGTAGTAAGTCCAGCCAAGACTGATTTCTCTATCCTTGAGTACTTCTTCTGGGTCACGGCGCTCGGTATACTTATAGTTACCACCGATGCGGATTTCTTTATCGCGGAAGTAGTTAGCTGCAGCAGCAGAATACTTATCTGCATCAATACCATAGTTGACTACAAAGCCAACAAGTCCTGGTACACCACCGCCAATTCTGTCCAAATCTTTAAGCAATGGTTCAAATTGCTTTTGGTTCTTAACAGCACTGACTGTTGGGCTAACACCAGTCTTGTTCATATTTGATGATGCTGTAAGGATATAACCCAAGTCACCATACTTGTTAAGAATATAATCGTTTACCTTAGCCAATCCAATAGCAGGATTATCCATAGCCTTACGGTAATCCTCAACAATTACCTGCCACTCTGGGCGGAATGTAAAGGTTGCAGGAAGTGCTAAGTTAGCAGCAATACGGATATCATAAAGTTGCTTTGCAAGACGCATAGCATCGCCAAATGTAGGTTGATTGCCAACTCTTCCACCGGTTTCCCATTGGTAATACTGAGTCTTCATAGCGCTGACTACAGCGTTAGCAAAGGCTTCATTGCTTAGACCTTCTTGCTTTGCCTTAATCTTTTGACCAGCAGCAGGAAGTAACAAGGTCCAAGGATTTGTTACTGGTTGTCCGAATGGCAAGATAGTAGCCATTACGCCATCTGCAAACTCTTTACCAAAGTTTCTTTCAAGCCATTTATTAGCAGACTCTGTTACCTCTGGGCGTGCATTAGTAAATGCAGCTACAGGAACTGTTACTGGAACACCAAAACTTGGTAGCAACGGGTTCTGTCCCTGCAAGAATACGTTAAGGCTGTTCTTGGGAACGGATATTTGATAACCTTTAGGGATACCAAACTTACCTTGCATACCTTCTGGAATAGTAAACAAAATGAACTGGTCTGTTGTTGGACCTTTTCCTTCTGGAACTACATCGCCATTCTCATCTACAACAGCAGCGACTCTATTTGGCAGGTTCCAAATCTGTGTGGCACGTGCTAAACGTGATGGGTCCTGTGCGATAAGACGTCCATATACTTTGATTGCGTTATACTGTGCGTTAAAGAACGGAATAAGGAAGCGCATTGTACTTGCAATACCTGAGTTATTTGTTACTCGGTAGAGAGTCTCATTGACAACCTTACGTGTGCGAGAGTGAGCTGAGCGCTGCAACTGGAGGATAAGGTCTTCATCCTGAAGATTCTTGCCTAATCCTTCAGCGATGTTAATCTCTCGTTGCAGATTCTGCTTGTAAAGTTTCTCGTAGAAAGGCCACGCCACTAGGTTGTTTTCTGGTGTAGTACCAATAACCTTGAATAGGTTTGACAGGCTGTTATTGATGATTCTCTTTGTCAATCCACCACCATAGCCAAGAGTATTTTCCATCATCTCTCGACCTGGTACGGAAATCAAGTATGGGTTACCACGCATCAAGATATCAAACTGTTCTGGGCTTAATTCTTCCTTGGCAACAAGTGAGCGCATCTGTGTATCAGGAAGAAGCTTATAGATACGTGAACGTGCCTCTTGGATATGTGGCAAAATTTCATCTGGTTTAATATCAGCATCAATTTCACGTAGATAGAAGCTACCTTCTTTGCTACGGAGCCAAAGTGAAATGTTATAGTCAGGTTCTCCCTGTAAGATACGCATCGCAAGTTGGTCATTACGTAGTCTTGTGTTGACGAACTGCGCTAACTCATTGAAGTATTGAGGGTCAGTAGGTGCAACCGCTGCAGGTTTTGTCCCAAGACGTCCTTCAAATAGCGGAGATGTTGCGCCTTTTGCAGCATCAAAGGAAAGATATGTCTGATTCTCTGTGAGCCAGTTGAGTGTCTGGTCGCTGGATGCTTCTCTGCGAACCAAGATACCGCTAGGTCCAGCAAATGCACCGTTAGCAGTAATTGCTTGGCCTTTAGGTGTGATATATGTATCTACCTTTTCGCCACTCTTAACAATTTTTAGGTCAGCACGGATAGCAGCCAGTTCTTGTGACTGTGCAATCTTCTCACTGATTTGTTTATCCAAACCATTGATAGCATCAGTGTAAAGACGAACACGCATCATCTGCTCTTCGCCGATAATCTCTGCAATATCCTCGTAGTTCTTGGAACGTGATACTTCATAGGAAGTAATAACACGGATATCAGGCTTAGCGCCTGGCTCTTTTGCACGAGGCTTGAACTTCTTACCAGCAGCAACCTGCATCTCAAGCATTGCAGGTGGAAGACCCTTGCGGGTTTCTGGTTCTGGGAAAGCGCCTTTAGGCAAACGACCCTTGGTGCCAGGAACCTTGTAGAAAACCTTACCGCTTGGATAGTCAGCGTAAACAAGGGTTGTTCCATTTGGCAGTTTAGGAACTACTTGAGTGCGAACATAGCGACCAAAGGCCTTCTCTTCTAACTCTTTGTACTTTGATAGTTCATCTCCGAAGAGAATGCCATTCTGTTCATCTTTGATTTTCTTAAGTTCCAAGAAGCGCTTACGTTGGCTATCGTTGAGTAGATTGAATGCGCTATAACGGATACCAAAGTCAACATTCTCTGGGTCAATACGCTTACCAAAGACACCGCTTGCGCCTGCATAGTAGTCACGTGGTGTGATTTCATCAAGAATTTGGTTTCTTACATCAACATAGTTGTTACGTGAAGCAACTAACTTGCCGGTAAATGTGCGAAGTTGGGCTGGATTGCGTAGGGCAATGGTGTCACCAACAAAATTAGTAGCCATTTTTGCGCGAGTCTTGAGGTTCTGACCGAATGTCTTGAACATATCGTCAGTCTTAGCCATAGAACCAAGCACCAATGCAGCGCGAAGTTGACCGTCAATGGTGTTACGGATTGGGTAACCCATACGTGTAAGTACAGATGCCTTCCAGAATGAGTTAGCAAAGTCTGCAAAGTCATTGAACTCGCGTCCTGCTACTACAGTCTTAACGCCTGCATCACCAAAGAGTCGCTTGATACCTAGAATCTTCTCGAAATCCTTGAAGTCCATCATAGGAACAACGTTGGGCATTTCTGATTTCCAGAATGGGGATGTTACCAGCTTGCCACTATCGTCTACCCAGAAACCTTTATCACGGAATGATGCAACAATAGCGTTGCGGACAGAGGTAAATTGAGAATAAATCTCATCAGCTTCCTGTGGTGTAAAACCTTTTTCTGCAGCAATGAGGTTCTTGGCCTCTTCTTCGATATTTGTAACAGCGGCAGCTCTTTCACTTGCGTTGCGTGCTGTCAAATACTCACGTGCCAGTTCATTCTTGACTGGGATGTACTCAGCGCTACGTAGTGTCTTGACAGAATTAAGGGCATACTTGATTTCATTGAATGAATCTGCTGTACCCAAACCGTCAACCTTGACAAGTCCACGTGGCAACTTATTGAATGCTGCTTGAATCACTGTAACAGGACGTGTATATGGACTCTTTTGGAATGTTTCAGTGTAGAAAGTAAAGTTATTATAGGCATCTGCTGCTGCAGCTCTAGCCTTTTCAATAGCAACACCGATGTTTTTATTAAATAGTTGAACATCTGCGGCAGATGTATAGTCAGTGATGACACGATAGTCACCAATACCTTCTGACATTGCACGAGCAAGGGCAGCATCTCGACGTTGTAAGTCTGTTAGAACATTAGTAAGTTTATTCCACTCATCAACGGTGGGCATAAACTGTTCAATCTTAGTCGCTTGTCCCCAAGGAATGTTATTTAACTTGGTTTCCATTGGGTCAAGAATGTCTTTCATACGAGTAATCTCGTCAGCAATAGATGCCTTAGTTTGTTGAAGTTTCAACAATGAGTTGTTATCTCCGGCAGCGGCTGCAAAGAAGTTAGCCATATCATCGTAATTATCCAACTCACTAGCAACGCCTGCTACGAATGTAGGGTTGTTAGAGTTTCTAACTAGCCAACTATCATAAACACGAGTACCACTTTTACCCACAAGGTCTTGTACTGCAGTTCCCATAGGAGTTTCGCGTCCTACTTGACCGCCAGATTTTACCCACATACCGTGAGTATCAAGCTCGGAACGTACACGAGCAACATCATCTGCAGATTGAATTGGACGCTCTAGTCCTTTAAGACGAGCTACCTTGGCTCCCTTGCCAATAATGACAAGTGGGTCTGCGTACCAGTTAAGCAAACCATCGAGAGAACCAGTCCATAGTCTTCCAAAAATGTCATCTTCAAAAGCCTTCTTGCGCTGGTCTGGGTCTGCAATGTTAAAGTTTGGGTCTAAGAATGTAGGAAGTGGTGCGCCTTGTTCTTGAAGAAATGGTGTTACACCTAAGCGCTCTCCAAATGCACCAACAACTCCTGCTGCTGCTTGTCCTGGCGATACTTGTCTAGCAAGATTCCAGTTCTTAAGAAGGTTAAGTCCTTCACCAGATACTGCATCTGCTTCAGCAAGCAGTGCTGTAGAAATTGGTTGTGATACTTTTGGATAAGCCCACTTGTAAAAATCAGTAGCTTCTTGAATTACCTTATCAACAACATTAGCAATTCCAACAGTTTCTGCAGGCTTTGCAACAGCACCAGCAAAAGCTGTCCCAGCTTTCTTAGCTAAAGCATCAATAGTCTCTTGACGTTGTGCGTCAATAGTTGCAACTGGCTTTGCTAAAGCTGGCACTTGAGGTTGAGCTTGGGCTACTCTGGCTTGCGTAACGCCAGCGCCAAGACCAAAGGCTGCTTTAGGGATAGCAGATACAGCGGTGCCAATAGCACCACCTAATCCACGCTTAATCATATCCCAATAGGATTCAGCCATTACTTAACCTCTGATGTCAAAAGTCTAATAAATTTATCTCGGTCGTCATCTGACTCCCAAGGTACTTCGGCTAGTTGTAAAATGATTGCTGGTTGGTCATAACCCAGAGCGTCTACAAATGCCGTTACGTCATTCATAAATTGATTCATAGTAACGACTGTACGTTCCTAGCAAAAATTCTAAATGATTCTGATGAATCAGGACTTGCTGCCATTGTCTGAAGCATTGGCATATACTTTGCAAGAAAATCTCTATCCATATTAGTTTGTTGTTGCATTTGATTCATCATCAAAGCATCAGGACCTGCTCCATCTCCTGGTACAACACCTGTGGTAATTGCTTCATTTGGACGTTGAGTTTCTGCATATAGCGGAGTCACTGGCGCTGCTGCGGCTGCTGCTCTTACTGCTCCTGCTGGTACACCACGTACATCTGGAGTTGTAGCCATTTGCGCTCCTGCTTTAATAGCAGCGGTTTGTACACCTTCACCATAAGCTGCTGATGGCAATGTCAATCCATCTGTTCTGACGGAGTACTTGCCTGGGCCTGCTGCACCTGCGAGCGGTCCTCTAGCCATTTTCTTCCTCCATCGTCTCTAAATCTTGTGCGAAAGATTCCCAAGCTTTATTTACTTGAGTCTTTCTAATTGCGTTATATGTTGCTAAATCTAAAACTTCTTCTGAGAGCATATGAATTGCTGCTGTAATGTTATGAAAAAATCCTGCTATAACTACGAATACATCGTGGAAAGTGATAGAGCGTGGTACGTAATCTGGTTCTTGCTTCACGCTCTATCCTCTCCTAAGACTTTGACTAAGCCTTCTTGCCTTTACGACCTGCTGGCGTATAGCCAAACATAGCCTTACCAGGACCTGATGGTTTTTTGCTATCCATTTTTCCTTCAGTCGGCTTCTGCATAGAAGCTTTTTCACGACCGCCTTTTTTGTTCATTGTGCACCTCCTTAGCCTGCGATTTGGGCAAGTAGACTTGCGATGTCGGGACGAGGGCCAGCAGCAGGGGCCGCACCAGTCATCATTTCTGGAGTTGGCTGCGAGGCAGGGGCTGGGGCCATACCTGCCGCTGGAACTTCTGCGCCCATACCTGGCATACCTGGCATCTGTGGTGCTGGTTGCTCTGGGGCGAATACTTCTTCAACTATCGTTTCGATTGCCTTGCCCTTTTGTCGGCCTTTAATAACTTCAGCAATCCGGCTAACAATTTGTGAAGGGTCTTGACCTTGCGCTGCAAGTGTGGGAATAGCTTGTGCATACTGAGCGACAGCAACACGAAGAGAATCACGCATCTCTTCAATGTCCACTCTTTGTTCTTCTTGGGTGACATTGAGCTCCATAGGAATTTCGCGGCGTACATAATCACGTGATACAAGTTTGTCGCTACGCATCTGTAGCAATGCAATGATTGCACGGTTAGGGTCCATACCGGACATAATTCCGTAACGGACATCTACGCCGTACTCACCAGCAATAGCCTTGTTAGGTACATACTTCATTGAGAATGGTGTGCCATCTTCAGCGCCACGAATTTCCTTGGTCATATTGCCAAAGATTTTCTCGTCTACCTCAAAGCACATTGATACAAGTTCTGTGAAGAGGCGTGCGAACTGTGCTTGTGCTGAGCGAATTTGTGTATCAAATCCAGCTTGAAGTGCTTGAACTCCGCGACCTGTAACAACAGATGCGTCGAGGTTACCGCTGCGTACTTCTGGGTAGCGAGCGCCCATACGAAGTTCGCGCTCAAGAACACCAGATTCTGCAAAGACTCCAGGTGGAAGTTCTAGCGGCACACGACGGATTGCTTGCGGATTAGCGCTTCGCATAATTGAGTCAGGGCCAAGTGCGAGTTCTTGGACATCCTGCGGAATAGCAATCGGTGCTTGGATAGATTTTTCTGCTGCTTGAATCTGCAAGACAGCGAAACGTGCACGTGCTAGTTGTACCGCTAGAACATCATCAAATTGTCCGCGTGCTTCGCCATCAATAGATGAACGAACTGCGACTGCTGCAAGACACTTGCCAACTGGGTTGGGTGTCTGGGAAAGAACGAGGTTGTTGCGTTCTGGTAGGAAAATCAAATCTTGTTCTGCATCGTGATAGCGAATCAACGAAATGTATGGAGTTGTAGATACTCCGCTATATGGGCTCTGCTTCTTGCCAAGAATCTCAGAGTAGAACTCTGGGTATTGAGCCGCTAGGGATTCAGAGTCAGTTGAGATAACTTGAGTTAGTGAGATGGTTCTACCAAATCTATCAATCTCAGGATAGACGCCAAATGGGTTTAGCATACGGATGCGAGGATTGTTATTCTCATAATCCATTTCAACGATGGCTGGCAACATACCGTAGGTGTTGAACCAGTCAGCACCGGTGTACATCTGAATCTGTAAATCCGAGGATGCCACGTAATAGTTGGCGATACGAGTTCTAGTATCTGCAGCCTTGCGTGCTGCATCGGAAACCATATTGGTAGCAGAGCACTCAAAGGATGGTAGTGGTGCCATCGCTTCTGCTAAGTCACGAGCAGCGACGTCAATGAAGTTCGCAACTAGAGGCTTTGGGTATTCCTCTGTGAACATAGCAGGATAGACCTTGGAGATATCTCCTTGGCGTACTGACAAGACGCTACGCATACGCTGGTCGCGTGGTGCGTACTTGGTCTGTAGTCGCGCTACTTTAGATACGACTTCTTTGACGGATAACAAGGTCTCTCCTTAAATGAACTGCCTATCTTGCTGTTGTAATAGTTCGTCAATGTTGACGACAGTTTGACGCCTACGTTCGTGATGATTGAGAAATGGATTCTTCATATGTGTCTTTTGGTGCAACCCTTGGTTGAGCATCTCGCGGGCTCTAATTTCACAGAACCACAAGGCCATCACCATATCTGTCTTACCTTTGGTGGTAGGTGACCAGGTAATAAGTTGCTCAATAAGCGACTTGATATTCTCGCTCTGGTCAGATGGTAAGTGCATTAGATTATCTCTATGATGCTTTCCATCTTGCTGCTTGGTGCCAAACAAGGTTGACATAGAAGCAACACCAAAGCCTGCATCCCACTTGTTATTACCAGTGTGGTGTTCTCTTAATATAACTCCACGCGACGCAAGGAACTGTCGGATACCCTCATCTTGAGTGAGGAAGGACTGAAAGGCATTGCGCTCCACAATCCATTCCGATGGTGCATACACACTAGTCCAGTCGGTAATAAGCTGTCGTATTTGAGCAGGGGTGGGACGCGTAATCTTGATAGCGTCCACAATGTAGCGCTTATGAGAAATCCTATCGATTGCGTAACAGACTGCCGCTGTGTCTCCGACCATCGCTGGGTCAAGGCCACAGATGAAACTGAAACCGTTAAGGTCTTTGGGATGACCTGGAAAACCAGGAGTAAGTCTACCTGATTTTCGCATTCCATCGATAGAACCTTTCACGCAGACTGGGTCAAATATGGCATCATCAGAAATATCTTGCTGCTGATAAATCAAGGCCCAGGTGGAAGCATCCATAGCCTGACGTTCATTGTAAAGATGCTTACCATTCCAGCGAGGGTATAAACCCTCGTCGTTCTTATCGGATTCTTCCTGTCCATCAAAAGGTGCATCCGAATAGGGCCAGAGCGTTACCCATTTGTCGGGGTCCTCATTTGGTTCTAATAGTGCTGGCATTGCCAGATATGTCCACGGGACTAACCCGCCAGGGTAGCGTTCTGGATTCCGTAATTCTTTGTATAGGTCAACCGCTGCTACGCGGGTACCAATGACTACCAGTTTGCCGGTAGGGTTAAGACGGCTTCGCACGTCCTGGGTAAGCCACTTGATTTGTCGTTCAAAGTCATTTGCGTTGCTCAATGTGACAGCATCGTCGATAATAATCATATCGGCACGCTTACCGTAGATTTGACCGCCGATACCTACAGCTTCTAGGTTTGGGTCCTTCTCAGATGACTCACGGAGTTCATCACCAAAGGTGACGCGGGTAGCTTGCCAGGAAGCCGTCTTGGTATTGAAGCCGACTCCAGCGGCGTAGGCCTGCTGTAGCTCTTCATACATTGGATGGGTCAAGCGCTGCTTGATAGCGTACAAGAAGTCTGCCGCTAAGCGCTGGGTTTGAGAAACAATCAGAACTCTAAAGTTCGGGTTGTTAACAATCTTGTAGGTGACGTAGTCAACCGTGATGGTGATGGACTTGGCGTGGTTTGGCGGGATGTTAATTAGGATGCGATTATCAGCCGTACCCTTCTCATACTTCATACCGGTATGGAACCAACTAGGTTCACGTCCTTCAATCACATCTATCAGATTCTTCTGATGGGCAAAGGTCTGGGACTTAAGGTACTTCTGGCGCCAGGTGACGAAATCTAAATCAAGTGCAGTAGCGTCAGCAAAGTTCTTCTCAACAGCACCTAGCCTGGTTCTATCTGCTAGGTTCTTGAAGACGGGGTCAGTCTTACGATAGTACTCATAGGACTTCAGGGTTTTACCGGCGGCCTTAGCCGCCTGTTCTACTGTCAGTCCATCTGCGATGGCAGCGAGTATGACCTTCTTAGCCCGTTCTGACTCTGCCTTCTGCTTGAGGTTAGGCGGTAGTTTTTCCATAATTCCTTTAGACGGGCCGAAATACTTTGATAGCGGGTGGGGAAAATTCATAGCGGGCGTTGAATACATTACACCCCACTAAAAGAGGAGCTGGGCTCCTCTCGGGCTTGAGCGCCCGAGGCGACCTCAGGAGCCGAGGGGTAAGACTGTATGCCCCTATCGGGGCGAGCGTCTAGCGAGCCGCAGAGCCGGTAAACTCATCCCAGCCGGTTTACCGTCTCTACTGTATATTAGGCGGGAAAAAAAAGTCATTTCCCGCATAATAGCAAAAAATCTTTTATTTGTGACTAACGTCACTGGAATAGCTATACAAATCGGACATTACGGCACTCACTTATAGATTATCACAGAAATTTATTGTGGGTACATACATCTACTCCCGCCCGTTTTCAACAACCCCGGGTCCCGTCCCGTTGCTGCTGCGGCTATTGCTGGACGGTGTGGGGCAGTGTGGCTTGAAGTGGTAGATAGTGGAGAGTGTGGTAACCGACTGGCACCTACGCCAGACTCCCCCATTCCCTAAAGTCTGACTGGAGCTCGGTAATAAAGTCTCGAGCTGCAACCGCTGGCAGTCGTTGCAGTCCATCGCGGCCCGTGAGATAGTTGAAAGTTCAAGTAAGTCTCAACCTATCATCGAGACTTCAAGCTCTGATAAGTCTGACCGGTCATAACCGACACGCAGCACCGTTGCATATTGACACTTACCCCAATAGTGGTAAGTTGAGCTCACTGGCCCGAGTGGGCTAGATGGAAAGAGTGAAGGGAATCAAAGAATGGACACTTACTTCAGATTAGAGCTCGATAGCTGGGGACTATCTTTCAGCGCGGCGCAATTCTCGGGTAATCTCTCGTGGCTTGGAATGGGAATCATCCTCGCGGGAGTCGTTGCATATAAAGTAATCAAGCGCTATCAGGGAAGAGCATAACCGTGAAGTCGATTAGATTCTATATTGAGCAAGTCGGGAAGCGCTGCGGGTATATTGACTGCAAGAATGCCGGATGGCTTCCAGCGTACTCATTCGAGAAGTATAACCGCGGCCTATGGGTTAGCTGCGGCCGCATCCATAAGGGAGTGAAGCGATGACTGGCTTCCATAGTTACTCGGTGAAGTACGACGGACCGTCGAGCGACTTCAACGGAGATGCGGCCCACGTCTACACGGTGACGCTGGGCAGCTCCGAGAATGCTCAAGAGATGATGGACCTACTCGTGGCGATACTTGAAAGAGAGATGGCCTAGTTGCTGGACTTTCCCTTACGGTAGCTATACCGTAGGGGATGGCCTAGTCGCTAGATTAGCGGCAGGATAGCTTGAAGGGAGCTAGTTAGATGGACACTATAAACGCAACACGTACTGAACAAGTAATTTATGAGATGCTAACCGAGAATACGGGCCGCCACTTACTCGACTCGGGCGGCGCATATGGTCGCCACTGGGAGAAGAATCAGGGCCTGACACTGGAAGCGTTGAAGAGCGCTCCAGCAATGACACTAGATACCAAGTGGGGAGATGCAACGCTCAACGTATTCCACTGGCTATCGTCGCAGCTTACTTATGAAGCTGAAGAGAATGAAGCATTCTACGACTGGGCAGGCGGCCGCGATGGTCACTGGCTTGAATTGATGGAAGAGTACTGCCGCGAGAATGGCGCTGGAGAGAATGGATGGGGAGCTAATTCATATAACTATGACTCAATGCTCTCTCAAGTCATCCAGTATCAGACTTTCGAGCGTGAAGGGACCGTCTATATGTTGCTTCAGATACACGGTGGAGCTGACGTGCGTGGCGGATATACCGCGCCGCGAGTCTTCAGCTACGACCCTTATTCATTCTTTGAATATGGAGCTATCTATTGCAGCGGCGATGCAGTCGATAGCGATGGCCCACACCGCATTGAATGGAGTGGCGGGGAATGGGTATATGAGGGAGAGTACTCCAGCGAGTACAGTCCCTATGCAATGACTCAACGCCGCGACCTATTGAAGCTCGACTATCTGCCCTGCCCTATCTGCGGCGCTGCAATGGTGGAAGCGGGGACACTATGAGACTGACCAAGCGCGGGAAGCTAGTCGCTGCCCTACTGGTGGCAGCGCTGGCCTATCTATGGATGAACGTTCAACCCGTCTACGGGAATTGTAAGGATACTATCGAAGGGAAAATCTGCACACTGCAGGGATACGAGTGGAAGGGAAGTAAGTAATATGAACGCGACTAAAGTTAGATTCGAGATAACTAGTGACTGCACGTGCTTCACGTGTGCAACGTGTGAGTGTGGCGTGATAGGTGGCACTAGCGATGGCCGTTGCTTCGACTGCGGCAATGAGCTTCAGTCTGACTCATACTGCTCGGGTATGTGCTGGGATGATGCTAACTATATGGGAGAGCTGGCCCTAGATGACTGGCTAAAGAGCGTCGATGAACCTAAGCACCTACGCATTGAGGGTAGGGCAATGGGATGGCAGCGGCGCAGCGGATGGACGGACGTTGCTGCAACGTGGGAGAAGTTGCGTGATGCCCTAGCGCTGGACCGTGCTGACTGGACGTTGCGCTTCGACGTGGATGAGCACGGGATACTCACTGCACGCCGGTACTCTCACGATGAACCCACCGGAGCTAGCTTCAGTATCTATCCGGTAAAGCATATCCCGGACGTGATGGACATAGACGACGCTATCAAGCTGGAGATAGTCGATGAGTATGGATGCCATAAGGGATGCGGCGAGTACTTCTACGACTGTAAGTGTGAAAGTGAGGGAGAGAGATGAACGAGTACAGATTCGACGTGATAGTACGAGTGGAAGAGGACGACTATAAACGAGTCGCAACGATGGAGATATACGACTCCGAGGATAGCGACCCGGTGCGTCTGCCTATAGTGGAAGAGAGCGTCCCATACTTCAAGGGTATGGGCCTAGCAACGCTGGGAGAAAGAGCGTGGGACGCTATAGCTATCCCGCCGCTACCACTTCCGGAAGTCGATGACCTAATCAGAATGGAGGAGGAAAGTAATGCCTAAACCTATGAACCCTAGTCCCTATAACCCACGATTAGCATCGTGTGAAGTGTGCTGGGCAGATAGTAATGAGACTTATATCCACCGGTATAAGGGTACGACATACTGCAGCGATGACCTAGAAAGAGCACGCGTGGAAGGATGGCATAAGGAGGAGAGTAATGCATAACCTAATAAGAGAAGCACTAGTAATCGCTATCGAGAATTGGGAGTACGACGGCGAGTACGAGAAAGCTAATCAAGCATCAGACCTACTACGAAAAGAGGAAAAGTGAATAAAGAATATCTACAAGCTAAAGCCAATTTATGCCGGGACCTAGCTATTGAACAGATGGTAGATGGTAACCCTAATGAAGCTGGAAAGAATCTGATGCGGATGGTAAACGCATTGAACGAGCTGAATCTAATCAATTACAGGGAAGGGAAAGAGAATGAAGCTAGTAAACTTTTATGAAGTGATGGACCGGAAGGGAGATATAGCGTGGGGAGGAGCAAGCTCCAGTGAAGCTATCACGTGGTTTAGACGTGGCTTAGATAGCGCCATCTTTGTATCCGTATGGGATGAAGAGGACGGTGAGGACCCGCGCCTAGTCACCGATAAAATTGAGATAACCGGTCCAGTGTTAGCGGCGCTGATGAGTGGGAGATTCTCGTGAGGAGTGGATACTGCGCCGGATGCAAGCTCCCGGCCCTACTAGTGACTGAATACTGTTCAGCGTGTGAAGCAAGAGAGAGTGGTGACCTAGATGAATGAGCAAGAGGAAGCATTCTTTGAATGGTGGGAGAAAGTTGCTCCTAACAAGGAGCAATATAACCTGCGTATGGCATTCGATGCCGGATATCAGGCGGCAATGGAGGAGAAAGCAAGATGATATTCTTAGGTGTAATACTAGTGACGATACTGGCATACTTACTTATCGTCTGGGAGGATAATCTGAATGGACGAGGATAAAGCACGGACGCTGGCAGCTATAAAGCAGTCGGTGTATTACCGTAACTATCGAAGAGCAAGAGATAGGGCGCTTGTGCGCCTGGCTCAAGCGCATCCGGATGAGTACCGGAATCTATTCGAGGAAGAGAGAAAGAAAGATGAAGCGCAAGGTAAGGCTTGGACTAGCAGCGGTACTTCTATCGTTCCCCCTGATGATGCTCGGGTTAGACCACGCACGCACACCATACTTAGACTCATCGAAGCAGACGCAGATGAACAGAATGAAAGCAACGTGGAAGGAAAAGAATGAAAATAAAAGGCTCGCAAAAGAGTATGCGTGGGCTACGTTTGGTTGGCGAGGAGGAGAATGGAAATGCCTTCTCTCTTTATGGACCAATGAAAGCAGGTTTGACCACTACGCACAGAACCCAAAGTCTTCAGCTTTCGGCATCGCTCAACTCATTGGAGAGAAAAGTAGAAGACCTGACCTACAAATACTTAGAGGTCTCAAGTATATTGACAAGCGTTATGGAAGACCTTGTAAGGCTTGGTCTCATTGGAAACGGGTCAAGCATTATTGACGAGGAAGATAAAGCAGAATAAACTAAGCGTTGCTAGGAGTTACCTATCCTTTCGCCTAGCATCGAGGGAAAAGATAAGCCCACCGGACTCAAGAGTGCTAACCGGTGGGTTTATTTATTTATCTGTGGAGTAGAAGCCTGAGCCTCGGAACGAGACAGGGGGCGAAGCCCAGACTCTACTCATTAGTTCACCGCAGTCAGCACAGGAGGGAGTGCTAGCTTCGGCGTGGATTGAACGCTCGGTGAAAGAGGTAACCGAACAGTTCGGACACTTGTATTCGTATATCACGCTTCCTCCATAGGAAGAAGTTTAGTCGCTTCGATTAGGTCAATTACTTTTACGAGATATCCCCGTGATAAATTGGGAGGTATCTCGCAGGTAATATCTCTGCCAAAGGTTTTGACTGCGTGCCAGAGAACGGTGGTGGGTAGCATAATCACAGTCTTCTTGAGGACGAATGCCCAGTATTCAGCTTCGGTTACTGCCAGTCCAGAGGGAGCCCACGCATTATCCTTAGTAAAGAAGCACTCAACCTCAATATAAACGTTGCCAGTAAGATGCCACTTTCTATCTCGCTTGACTTCGATACGCTTGCCTTCAGTGAGAAGCTCTTCGACTAACTGCTCTCCCTTCCTGCCATAGGAGAAGTCTAAGTCGAAGGAAGATTTATTAGTCATTAGTTATAGGGACTCTCTCCGCCGAGCATATTTTGTAGTTTGCGTAGTGCGTTAGCACAGCGTCTATCGGCAGTAGAAGTAGCGCAACCTAGGTACTGACCCATCTCCTCTAGTGTGAGGTTCTCGTGGTATCTCTTGATGAGAATGTCTTTATCTACAACATCTAACTTGAGGTATGCCTTCTTGATATCAATGAGGATAGCTAGCAGGTTGCCACCTTCAGCAGGAGCAGACTGCTTGCGTGGTTGTCCATCGTTGATGAGGTTCTGTGCTGCTTCCAATACTGTGTTATCTATAACTGATGCGATGACGTGAGGAAGGAGCTGACCTAGTACCACGCTGTCATAAAAAGACTCATCGCCTATCTTGTAGCCGCTCTTGTTAGCCTTCTCCTTACGAGCGTAGCGTTCACAATGGCGACGCATCTGCCACGCCATACGCTTCTCATTGATGACTCGCTGGACTGAGTTCTCTTCTGATAAGAGTTGGTTGAAGTGTTCAGCTCTGGAGAAGTACCAGGTATAGCACTCCTGTCTGACATCATCACGCTCAACGAATTGTCGATAGCGTCGGTAGATAGAGTTAGTAACGCTAGATACGATGTCAGGTACAGAAGGATGAAGCTCAGTCATTGGGTAGTTCAGGCCACTTGTTCTCTAGTACGAGGATTGCAATAGCAGAATAGTTCAATAAATCTACGAAGGAATCTCGGAGGGACTCGTTGCTTGGTGCAACTCGTGAATCAACGAGATGATTAATCCTGGCAATTTTATCGTGCATTCGCACCCTAAGTCCGTTGAGTGCTCCACCTGGACTGTGAGCGATATTCTTCGGCCCGTAATCTTTGTGTTTACGGATGAGGAGATTGCCTGCTCCGTCGAGGACTCGCCAGACATCGGCGATGAACTCATCATTTACTTTCGCACCGGCATTGGCTGGCAGGTTATCGTCCCAGCCTTGTAATCTATCGAGACTATTATCATCCCCATATCCGTCAATAATCTGGCTGCCTCTAGTAAATCCTTTTTCTTGCTCACTCACTTAACTCCTCCTACTAGGTTGGTTGTAGCTTCTATACCGTTAGCCAGATAGAAATCCGTTATGTCCATACCTGGTGGTAATTGTACTATTTGTCCATTTGTAATTTCGCTTGCGACACGCCGAGAGAACTCAGCTCCTGGGTTGGTTCCATCTTCCTTGATGTCGTTATCACCGATGACATAGACAGTATCGAACCCTGAAAAAAGCTTATGATAGAAGGGTTTCCACGCAGCCACACCAGGTACACCAACAGCAGGTACACCACAGTTTGCTTCCATTACTATCGCATCGAACTCACCTTCGCAGATAACGATAGATGATGTTGGACTCATCGTGGCAGAGACGTTGAATAGGTGCGCCTTCTGTCCCACCGGTGAACCATACTTAGGCTTGCCATCATCAAGTCTTCTAAACTTAAAGCCAACACAGATATCTAAAGCTGTAAAGTATGGAATAGATATCCATCCTTCATACATCTGATGTCCCTCGATAGGATTAGTGATGGTACCTAAGCGATAGCGAGCAGCAGTCTCCTCAGATATTCCACGTCCTGCGAGGTAGGCCAGCGCCTCGTCGCTTATTGACTGTGCGTAATGGTGAGCCGCTTCCTGCTGCAATTTCGCTTGCCCTTGCGAGAGCATCCTTGAACCCCACATTCTCCAATTCCATAACGATATTCACTGCGTTGCCACCCTTACCGCAGGTATGGCAGTAGTACAAGTTGTTGTGTGTATCTATGACTGCACTCTTACGAGAGTCATCGTGCATACAACAGCGTACTGATATGTTAAAACCTTCTCTTACTTCCCCTCCAAAATGTCTGACGATATCTGCTATGGGGATTGCGTTTGCATCGGAGGAACCTTTGCCCCTCTTTTTACGAACCATCCTGGACCAGTCTTGTGCTGGCATCCGCAGTCTCCCTTGCACTTCTCGTGAAAATCTATAGCTAAATCATATTTACCGATAGTGTTGTGATGTCCCGCCCACGCACAGTTACTGCAAATCATCTGGCTCTTGCTCCTCTTCCTTCTGTTCTACTTCAGTTGGTTCTTCTGGAATTACTACCTCTGGTGCATTCCAAATATCACTCGTTGTTATCTGTCCTTCTGGTACTGGCATCATCTACTCCTAACTCTTGAGCTATGTTATTAACCCACTCTGATAGTGGCTGTATTACCCACGCATCTGCGATGCTGGCGTTTCTACGTTTGACTATAACGAAGGCCGGAGGAGTCGCAACCATCCCCCGTGCCTTCGCATAGTTGGCTGCCTCAGTCTGAGCTTCTGCCCAGAACTGCGGAAGATTGATTGACTTACGATTCTTGCACTCCAGAATATAGGTCTGACCTGCGATTATGGTGACGATATCACCTTCGTCGTTGGAGCCGGCTTTAGCGAGGCGCTCGGCGAAGTGTCCTAGTTTACGCAGATACTTCATCACATCTGTCTCAAACTTGGAACCCTTAGCCTTGTTGTAACTGCTCACAACATACTCGCATTCACTAGTACCGGTCTACCGTACTGGTCAACATCTCGTATCTCACAGGTAGCAAAGTTCACTGATAACCCAGTGTTGTCTTTGCCATCTGCTGAGTGCTTACCGAATCGATTCTTAACTGCTGCAACCTTGAGTTCATTTGAGAACGGGTTGTAGCCAAGAGTAAGGATAGTTGCAGGTAACTGACTTACCTTTCCGTGGATACTTCTCCTCGGTGGTGGTTCAGTTGGTGAGCCATACTCACTCTGCTCTGAGACGTGGTGCAATACCAACACACAAGCTTCTGTCTTACGTGCCATATCGTGGAACTCCATCATTATCTGACGCAGTCCTGCCCATTCATTCTCAGATTCAGCAACGACATTCATTAAATTGTCTACGACAATCAGCTCTGGAGCGATGCCATAGAGTTCAACGTAAGCCTTTATCTCATCTTCGATATCATCAAGATTCGGTGATGAATCAAAGGCCCATTGAATATGCGATATCTTGTCGATATAGCCATCGTAGAAACGTGGGTTGTGGTTTATCTGATTCTCAACTGTCTGCTGGCTATGTCCGGAGACGTGCGCTATAGCACGTAGCCACACTGTAGCCACATCAGTATCAGCAGAGAAGAACAGTGTTGGTACCTTAGCTTGTATTGCATAGACCAAGGCGAACATAGACTTACCAGCATTAGGTGCAGCAGCGACCATACATACCTGTCCTCTGCGGAACTTAATCTCTTTAGATTCAAGTGCTTTCCAGACAGTGGGCAGTGGCTTTGCGGCAGTGCCAACATTCCTCCAAGCCCTGTCTAACCTAAGCACTTTCCTCCCGTCGTACTTGTATGTTCCTCTGTCTTCTTATCTGCTTACGTTGGAACTCCGATAAGCCGCCCCAGATTCCGTGACGCTCATTGTGGATTCCCCATTCTGCACACTCAACTTGATGGACACACGAGTTACATATACTTCGAGCGTAAATGGTTTCTGGTGTAGCGCCAAGTCCTGGTTCAGGGAACCAGAAGTCACCGCCTGATTGAGAGCAGAGAGGATTCTCGTATTCACGAGGCTCTCGCATTGGGTCATCGGACCCAGATGGTTGGGCACTTGTCTGTTGCACCCTTAGGTGCTGCACACATATAGCCCTTCCAAGGGCCTTTAGCGCCTACTCCTTCACGATATGACATTGTTCCGTGCTTACAAGCATTAGCTCCGGTTTGTGCTGGAACTGGAGCTGCTACAGGTGCAGGCTGATTACTTTGAACTGGCGCAGCAGGTCGAGCGCCGTGAAACGAATCGCTGGTTGAGATGATGAGCGCAGATACCATCTGCAAATCAGTCAAGCCAGTCTCCAGTTCCTTAACATCCTTTGCATAAAGATTTACTAGGGTTCCATCTGGCAACTTGTAGTTGACTTGGAACATCGTTGATTCTGGTGCAGCCATTTACTTACCTCCGGTTTGTTTAACGGAAAGCCTTGCGCTTTCCTTGCCTTGCTTTGTTGGAAGATAACCCAGCACTTTCTCCACTGCTTCTTTATCCACCGTATTACTCTGAGTAGTGGTCCACTTGACTTCTATCCCAGTGTTAGTAACTCCAGTTATACCAAGCAAGTTCTCACGTAACTCGCTCTTCTTTGCCTCTAAATCTTTTATCTGTTCATCAATCTGTAGATAGTGCAGCGCTGTGTTGCCAGCTTCTGCATCTTCTATCACCGGTAATTCAGTTTTGGTACGTTCTTTTTTTAGACCAACGCATCCCATCTCACCAGAGGCGTCATAGTATTTGCAATAAAACTTACAATAGCTCTCGTCCCTTTCAGGAGCAGGAGCCGAGTCCGATGTCTTAATTGCTTCTAACCAGTTGAGCGCCTCTAGTGCGACAGCCTCGTCATATGGTTCGGAGTGAACAAGAATATCTCGCTCATCTCCGTCACGAGGTATGGCTACAAGGTTGACGTTCTGGACCTTCCCCAAGCCAGACTTGTCAATCAAGTAACCATAGACCTGTACTTGCCAGCGTTGTTGCTGCGATGGAAAGTAGGAAAGATTCTTAGCCTTTACTGTTTTCCAATCAACAACGTCACCTGTCCCAGGGATAAAACAATCAACGTGTGCTTTCATACCATTGTACTCAACAGTCTGTTCTAGCAACACATCTTTGTTCTCAGCAAGACTTGATTCTATTGCAGTGTGTATGGCAGTACCCATAATCGCTGCGAGCTTGAGCTCGTTATCATTGGTTTCTGGTTGGTTGTTTAACCTATACCAGACCTTACGACGGCAGCCACCCAACTCTGATGGACCTATCTGAACTTGCGTGGACCGACCACGCTTATTCTCTTTCTCGTGAAGAGCTTTAATAAGTAGTTCTTTTATGTCCATTGGGGAGCCTGCCATCTCGTAATCGTAATGTTAAAAAATAAAAAGTTCAACTGTAAAATTGAAGCATCGTGCTGACCATCAGGCCAAGCAAAGAGTTGATAGTAATCAAAACCTAAAGCAAAGTTAGTTAGATAATGGCGGTTTAGATGAACGCTATATCTACCAATATCTTTTCTCATCAATACTCCCGTCTCTGAATAACTAATTGAATCGGAGGATGTGTATTAATGTCAAGCATTGACGATATCTGAACGGCTTTCTCGGCGTGTTGCTCTGGCTTTAGATGAAGTGCAGCAGTAGCCAGACCGCTGAGATAACCAAGAGCGAAAGCACCACCCGACCCCAGACCGTAGATTCCATTCCTACTTTGGATGAACGAGAGGTCCGTCGCAATGTGGAAGAGGTTGCCATTAAACGAAACAAGGTAGTCGAACCCTGCGTCTTTCTCTTTGACTGCTTCATATGGTTCATATCCATTCTCTTTGAATGCCGTGAGTATGGATGGCATAACTTTCTTACCCATCCACTGCACAGGGTCTGCGCCTTTATATGTTGGCGGGCTCCAGTTGTATGCAAGGATGTCACCAGGACGTGAATCACCAGTGATACCTAGCAGGTACTTACCTACTAAAATTATTTTCGGAGTCGTAAGACTCACGGTCCTTAAGTTGTCTTCGGTTATCTGACTATCTGCAGCTAATACGCAACAGTCCTCTAACTCAATTCCAACTAATGTAGTCACGGGAGAAGGTTACCCTTCATCGGCGTGTCGTCGCGGTAGCGACACACCAGTTCATTATACTACGAGCCGTAGGCGAGTTACGGTACGGAGGCGGCGCTGAAAGCGCCGAGGCGACCGACCACAGGAGGGAGCCGTCCTGAGCAATGCGGTTCCGTCTACCAAGGCTGCGAAGAAATAGCCTACCACCAATCAAAGCATCCGACCTACGTTCTATCGGTCCGACACATCAATGCGTCTGCGGTTGTACTGTCTTTAATACTTACGTCCAGTTCGAGGACTATGAAATTTGCTGGTATGCCCTTGATGTGCAATGTGCTAACTGTGGCAACCTTTTGAAGGCGCCCTGTCCTATAGACAAAGAAAGCGAAATTTAGCACCAAATTTAGTTCTGTACATTTCAAGCCATATTCTGTACAGAAGTTTTAGGCAACAAAAAAAGAACCCCACCGTTTCCGGTGGGGCCTTTCCTCGCAGCTCAGCTTACGAAACTACTTACTTCCTCGACCAAACTCCTTAGCGTTTGGGTCAAGCCACTTCAATACTGGTCCGAGAAAACCAGCAAGTGCGGCTGTTCCAAGTTTCTTTGGGTCAGTCTCACCTGCAAGGTACAGTGCAACCGCAGCGGATGCTGCAGCGCGGAACCAAGTAGCGGCTAGTGCTTTGAGTTTCTTGTCCATTATGCCTCCTTATGGCTTGGGACATCTTTCTTCTTCGGCTTCTTCTGCACCTTGGCATAAGCCAAACGAGCAGCATCAACCGTATTCCATTTCGGCTTATCGAGCCAAGGAAACCAAGGGCTGGTGTCCTTAGCACATTCTTCCTTGATGGAAATATGTAGATGTTTGACGTGTTTATTCGGGCCTGTGTAGTCACGCTCACCGCGCTCCTTAGACCAAATACGTCCACTAAAAATCAGATATGAGACTCGCTTATCAGCCTTGAGTTTTTCAAAGATATCTCCACAATCAATCCCATTATGTGGGTCGTGGGTTAAATCAGCAGCAAGACCGGTGTTGTGGTCGCTGTTGGGATTCTGCTTCTGGTGTGCCAATGAAGGCAATAATCCGTCGGATGCTCTCTTGCGCTTGGGACACAATGTCGTCGCTTGTTTCAGAACAGCAATAGCTGCAGGACTTGCTTTCTTGGCTAGTGGTTTCATTCATTTCCTCAGCGCTTCCTTGACTAAGTCTGTAAGTAAATCTACTTTTTCCTCCAAGGCATTAACCTTGTCCTTCATCGACGACCCGCCATTGGGCTTAAGTTCATACAAGAATGATTTAACTAGCCATCTCAGTGCCATAAGCAGGGTTGAGGCTATTCCAAGTATGGTGGCAATAAGCATTGCCCAGTCAGCAGGGGTCATTTACGGCTCCTTATACAGAACGAATGGTGATTACTAGAGTTCCACCGAACCCTGAGAATCGTTTATCGGTAGGTGTACGGTTTACGAAATCAATCTCTTCAATGAGACCAATGTAGGACTCACCGGTACGGAAGTCCTCAACTCTAATAGTGTCGCCAACATTTTCAATACCTTCTATCTGCTGCATTCTCTGCCACGCAGAACCTTCATATCCAACCTGAACTCCGAACTTATCCATCTCGTGGTCATAGCAGAAGACTGGATACTGAATGAGGCGTTGACGTGGGATAGCAGGCAAAGCTTTGACTTGATAACCAGTAAATACTGGTGATGCTGTATCTACATTACCAAGGCTAAAGATAAACTTAAAGCCTAGATATTGTTGAGCCGATGGTGGGTAACCAACCCCAAGTTCTCCAACTGAATCACCTTGAGTAAAGGTACCAAGGCCATACTCAACTTCATCTGCATCAACAGACTTGACTTCTAGGCTTCCATTAGCGGTGTCAAACTGTGGCAAGATGAGCTTAAATATCTTAGCTTCTAGTGTGTTATAGCGGATGAATCCAGTACGTAGATATCCTTGCCATACATAACGGGTAGCAGACTCAATATAAACAGAGCCATCGCTATTTGTGTAATTAGTAGTAAATGCAATGCGTTCTGTTCCATCAATAAAAGCACAGGCAGTAGTTCTGCGACCTGTAACTCTGCTACCTGACGTCTCTGGGTAGTAATACGTATCCCAGGCGTAGGGAAATAGAAGTGTTCCAGTCTGAGTTCCAAGGTCAATACGTGTGGTTCCTGGAGCACCATCTACGTTTGTAGCAGCCCAGACATATTGACCACGAGCTGCAAAGTCATAGACTGGTTGCTCTGATTCAAATAGTAGTGGACCATAAGCAAGTGAGCCGTCATCTGCTACAGCAGCAACTCGAACTCCAAGGCTGGTGCCGATGAGCATATAGCCAAGGTAGTAATAGATACGGAAGATAAGTTCTCCGCTAGGCATTTCAGCAGCGGTGATAGCGCTGGTCAGTGTAGGCATAGCACCAGCAGTTGTCAGTGTGAATTTCTGGATATTGGATTGGCTACCTGAGAAACCTGCTACATAGATAGCAGCACCAGATGAAGTAATAGTCGTGTAGGTAAAGTCATCCACTGGGTGGGTGTAAACAGCAGTAGGTAGCGCTGCTGCGTTAGTTGCAATTTCATAAACCTTGTTATTGATACAGGCAACGATACGTTCTTTGGTGAACTCCATTACTGCATTGACTACTACAACTGATGATGTCTTCCACATCAAAGTTGCTGCAGTGTTCTCATCATCGGTAAGTAGTTTCTTATACATAGCGGTCTTATCTACACCAGAGTCATCAATCAAAGCCAGCCAATAGGCATAGACTCCATCATCACAGTAGGCATAAACTCGATAAGCGCCGACGCTGGCGTAGTTTACAAAGTGTGTAACTGAACTTGAGACACTACCTGTAGCAGCCTGAGAAGCCACATTGGATGCAGTCTTGGCATAGGTAAAGGTGGTCGTGCTAGGAACCGAAGCAATCGTGTAGGTACCATTAAAGGTAGCATCCACACCGGTAACAACAATCTCCATACCAATGGATAACCCGTGAGCAGCGCTAGTGGTCAATGTAGCCACATTGCTGGTCAAGGCCTTATTGCTGACAGTTGCGGTAATCGTTGGATAGATTTTATCAATGTCATATCCGTCAAGCATTAGGCAACCGTCGTATGTATTACCACTCTTGGTGTATTTAATAGAACGTAGAAACTGCCCTGGTCTACCAGTACCGTTGATGGCAGTGGTAGTAACGTGAGTTGGGTCAACGTCTAGAATCAAGCTAACTTGACCTTTAGTCCAGACATCACAGCCTTTGGATTCGGTGTACTGAAAGCGTAAACCTTCATCCTGAGCAGGCTCAAAGTATTTGATGCCTTGGCCTAGATGGAATGATGACTGACTACGGAACCACCAACCAGTCAGAGACTGTTCACCAGCCTCACGGGTCTGGTCATACTGTTGCTTACGGTACTGAGCCGTGACACGACGATAGGGTGAATCATCACTAGCTGCAATAAAAAATGGCAGACCAGCGAATGCTACATCGTACGATACTCCGGTAGCGGAATAGTTGATAGCTCCGGCAGGATTGGAAAGGGTATAGGGAATACCCTCTGTAATATCAGAACCGTAGGACAACAGTCACTCCTTGCTTTTGTATTTAGATTGAGGTCCAGCCTCGAATACTTCCGCCATCTATAGGGCATTTGAAAGGCAAGTGTCTGCCTTCTGCTATCCATTGACGATGGGCTGCATTGATAGCAGCCCAATCAATGTCGTTATTCAAACGAAACTTCGTCCCACTTCTGGTCTGCTTCATTCCAAGTGTAAGGCTTGC